TGTTGACAGATGGACAATCTGTTCTGTGACTTCAACTCCTGCCAGGCGGTCGGTCAACTCATCCAGACACCAGCAGATCTTGCTATCGATTGCGTCAAGCATTTCGTTGTCAGTCATTTCTTCTCCAATGCCGGCAAAATTTCATTGTTGATATATTCATACAGCGCCCTAATCTTTAAGCCCAGGCTGTAGCTTGAAATTCTACTTTCTGAAAGATCAATAAAATAATCAATCGGTCTTTCACCATTCAAAATAAACCCTCTTGCACTTTGGCCGATACAGACATCTTCTTCATGCCCATCGGCCCAAATTAAAGTAACAATGCCCTCTATTTTAATTTGTTTCCTGATTTCAACCGCTATTCTACACGCTGGGCATTTTACATAAGTATCTGTATTCCCCTCAATTTCTGGAAAATAAAATAATGTTTTGCAGCCATTACAAGATAATTTAATGTATTGCATTCTATTTCCCTCCCGCCTTAATGATCCGCTGATATACCACCCGCTTCTCGTCAGGCAATTTTTTCTTGGCCTCTTCAGTGTATTCATTGTAATGTTTTATACAGACGAGGGAATTGGCTACTATAGTATACCCATTCTCATGACAGAGGACACATTCGGTCTTTATGCCGCCCGGGACCGGCATCTCTTTCGGAGTCTTCATCATCTTCTTATACAGATCCAGTATCGTTTGAATCTCAGCATAATCGTCATCGTACTCAGGAGTGGTAATCTTGGCGACTTCCAGAACTCGGTGTAACTGATTAAAGTCTATCATCATCTTCTCCCCCAACTTTTAAGCGCCCTCTCGAGTGTGTATCTTGCAGCATAGCCTACCAGAAAGAATCCCCATGGATTTGTAAACCTGAAGCCAAGAATCAGCATGATCATCGTCATAGCAAATATATACAGAACGATCAGGCCAAGTGTAAAGGCCGATTTTCGGGTGTACGAGTTCAGGATCTTCCCGCAATCAGGGCAGACTTTTTCTATTATCTTCATGGCCGCAACCTTGGGCAATGCTCTGGAGTGGGAACACATTCAGACGCAAATGGTTTTTTTATACTTACGCATACATGCCTCTCCTCTTCTGTGCGATGATGAACGCATTTTCTGGCAAACTCTTCTCTGCACTCATATACAAGAATCGGCTCCCGATCTCTCAGATCAAATCCAAATACTTTAGACTCAATGTTTCGTTCAAATACAGATCCTTTGACTTTAAACCGAATCTTACCAGAATCAACCAATTCCATTCTTGCCTCAGTCAATACCTTAACTGCGCGAACATAGGATTTGATAGCTTCAAAGTCCTCAGCCAAACTCGATTCTGTAGAACGATTTAAAAAGTGCGCGATCTTTTTATCGATATCAGTAATAAGATCCTCAGTCTTCATTCTCTCGTCCTCCTCTATATAGTGTAGGGTCAAACTTCAAACGTCTCTGTAATCGCAGGAATAGCGCAAAATTCAGCAACTCAGCACGTTGACGGGGTAAAAGATCCGGAATAATCTCTTCAAGCACCATGAATGTTTTGCCAACTCGGATCTCTCCTGATTCTGCCATTATCATAAGCTCCAATATCTAGGCTTTGGTGTAATTACCGGCTTCTCCTCGGGCTTAAACACAGGCTTATAAATCTTGATTGCCTCAGATTTTCCGATCAATACAGAAAAGGCGCCCTTTAATCTTTTAATAAGGCTTATCTTCTTCATCTTTCCGCTTCTCCTTTAAAAAAAATCCTTGACATTCTCTTCTCGTTTCGTTATAATGTAACAACAAACAAACAAGTATGCAAGGGGTTTTTTACATGGCATCATTTAATACAAGTCTCTCATTCCCGCAAGAATTTCTTGGATTGTATCATAAGTTCAAGCGGATAGTACAGTCTAAAGAGGGAAAGACGAATCGAGTTTTGATGAAGTTGATCGTCGAATTCCTTAAACGTTACAAGGATGGTGAGATCGAGGATTCATTCTTTAAGAAATAGCCCCAACCCCCACATATAACATCAATTCTCTTCTCCGCTGACAGCATTGCCTCCGGCCACCCTCCCGGGGGCTTTGCTGTTTTTATCTACTAAACTACGTTTCTACGTCACTTTCTCCCAGTTTTTTTAAAAATAATGATTGCACTCGGCCATTTTTCTCTCTATATTCGGAAGATTACACTAATTTTTTCAGAAAAAGGAGAATGTTATGCCGATTGAGGAAAAAAATACCAAGCCAGATGCTTCACAGATAAAGAAGGAGTTTACCCCTAAGCCGCAGGTAAAGAAAGAAGTCATACCGAAGCCAGCCCCGAAGCCGCAACCCAAACCTGAACCTAAAGTAAAAGCCGAACCCGATCCTGTTGCTGAACTCAAGCCGAATGATTTTGGCCGTGGGCGTGTTGACGTTATTATCAAGACCCGGTTGGAGCGGAATGTTATGAACATGGCGTCCAGCGTGTCAAGTTTTACACCCAGTCTCGGGGTTGCCAAGAGCCGATCAGCGATTCATGCCGCGCTTGACAGGGCTATTGACGAACTTATCAAAGACTCCTGATGGAGTATGAATACATCAAGGGTGTCCCGCATCATGTGTTTGACACCCTTGATGAAATGTCCGAACACTTTGAAGGCAAGCCTCCAAAAGTCTACGAAGACTGGCATGATGCGCCCGAAGGTGCGTGGGTTAAAAGTGACGATGGCAGATATATCCAACTTTTAAAACGGAAGAACACATCCCCTGAAGCGAATAAGTATCAGGCTAAATATTGGGTACGAACAGTTGTCGGAACATATACCAATACTCAAAAAATGGACACTGACTTTTCAAAACATTCAGATCGATACAGTTTTGGCGGTAAATCATCCGGCCAAGGCATGGTCGAAACACTATCTAGTAGAAAAGAAATAAGTTTCCGTGAAAGAGCATGGGTCAGATTGACGTTGGTTTATAAGGATCCATTCAGGGCTTATGATCAAGTCTGGCCTGGAATTAAGAATCAGGAATATCTTCGTCAACGAGTCACCGTTTTATTACAACAGGCGAGAATTATGGCTGAATTACACAAATGCGTTGCTACAGCAGCAGAGTCACTTGGCATTAACCCCAAGTTTGTACTTGAGAATTTGAAAGATGTTGCTAAAAATAAAGAGGAAAAAGGGACTGCGAGAGTTAATGCCTGTAAAGAAATTGCCTATCTGCTCGATCTTGCACCAAAGAAAGTTGACGGAAAGTGGGCTGGTGAACTCAAAGGGCATATCTCTGATGCCGAAGTCAGTGAGATTGAAGGATCTGATCGCCCGATGATAGAAGGATCAACCGGTAGTGACTAAGAATTTTAACATAACAAAGCCGTTCTCCCAACTCAATGCGGAAGAAAAGGCAATTGAGCTTGGGCGTACTGACCTTATTAAGTTCGGCAAATTCTTTCTAAAGGGCGATTTTGGCAAATCAGAAAGCCCGGCATTCCACTATGAAATCGGGGATGCACTGCTTGATAACTCTACCAGGAAACAGCTTGCAATTATCATAAGTCGTTCGCATGCAAAAACTACTTTAATTAAAGCATATATACTTCATAGCTTTCTATATCATGAAAAAGGAACTCCTCCTCTCTTCTATGGATGGGTCTCAGACTCACTCGGAAAGTCTTACCGCAATATCGCCTATGTAAGTGATCACATTAAATATAGCGATAGAATTATTCGCTGTTTTGGAAATCTTTGTGGCGAAAAAAAGGGCAAGGTATGGAATAAGCAAGATATTGCACTTACCAATGGCTGCACTCTCATCTCAAGATCCAATGCAAAGAACATCCGTGGTGAGACGACTGGCAGTGTAATCGGTGGATCACAAAGATACAACCGTGTCCTTTTGGATGATATCGAAAATGAAGAGAATACCAAGACGTATGAGTCCCGGGAAAATTTAAAGAAGATTGTAACCAATGCGATCTATCCTGCACTCGATATGCACTCAGGGCGCCTTCTCTTCACAGGAACTCCGGTTCACCCACAGTCTTTATGCCAGAACATTATTGACGGTTGGGGAAAGGCCGTCAAAGAGGGTAAAGAAGACGAGTACAGTTGGCTCTCTATTATATACAAGGCCACACAGCCAACTATGGAAGGTGGCGTTCTCTGGCACTCATATATCCCCAAAGAAAAACTTCAAGAGAAAAAGCAATTTTACATCGATAATAACAATCTCTCAGGATATTATCAGGAATATGAACTTGAACCCCAGGGACAGGAAAATAAGATATGGACCCGGGATCACTATAAGATCCATGATTCCTCTTACTATTATGAAGATGGTCAATCCTTCCTCAACTGGCGTGGTGAAATTATTCCGATCAACTGTCACCTTGGCTCCGATCCCTCTACAGACATAAAAACAAGAGACAGCGATAACAGCGTGATTATGGTCGTTGGCGTTGCAAAGGATAAGCGGATTTTTGTGCTTGAATATGTCTCAAAACTTGCCATACCACCGCTTGGAATTAGAGATGACAATGGCGAATTACTGACTGACAAAGGCGTGGTTGACTATATTTTTGAGTTATATGACAAATACCACTGTAAAAATGGTACGGTTGAAGATGTCGGCATGACCCGGGGTGTATGGAAAGATATTACGGCTGAAAAGTACCGTAGGAATAGATTCGATTTGATTATTATTCCCATTGAACCTGCCGGGAAAGAGAAACTGAATAAAATTATCCGCGGACTGAATACTTACTTCTCATTCAGATTGATTCATTTGAGAGAAGATCACTATGTTTTGCGTAGCCAGATTGAAAACATGGGGCCAACACTTGGACACGATGATGAAGTTGAGACTTTATATTTCAGCGTACAGAACATGCAACTACCCAACCTTGAAAAGAAGGGTGTAAAATTCCTAAGACCTAAAAAGAAAAAGCAAAAAAGCTGGACTACGGCTTAAGGAGATATTATGGGAAAGCTAGACAAACAAAAGAAGATCGCTGAAAGCAATCGGCATCTGTTTCTGCAAATCAGAACAGCCCAGTGGATGAAATGGCGAGCAAATAGCCAGAAAGCCTATGAGTTTTTTCTTGGCGACCAGATCTCTGAGCAGGAACTCAAAGAGCTTGAATCTGCCGGCATGCCTGATTTTACCGTTAATAAGATCACAAAGTCGATTGAGGTTCTTACCTATTTTCTCACAACAAAGAACCCTGAATGGACAGCCGTAGGCAGGGAAGACAGCGATGTCGATACGGCAGCCGTAACGTCCGCTATGCTAAAGTATGGATGGGATGTAAGCCGTGGCAAGAGTGTTCTCGGCCAAATATTGCAGAACGCCTTTGCTAAATCAATCGGATATATCTTCATTGATATCAACCCGGACCTTGACAGGGGTATGGGCGAAGTTGTATTCGACAGCCTTGAGCCATGGGATGTATACCCGGATCCGGCAAGCAAGGATATCATGTTCTCCGATGCGGCATATATCCTGATTAAGAAGGATTTCACGAAGCAAGACCTGATGAATAAATTGCCACAATTTAAAACGAAGATCATCAATGCCAATGGTAACGATGAACACATGTTGAGCTATTCAGAGATTGATGTAGACTCGTCCATGTCAAATATTGCAAGTGATGTATGCGCCGTTGCCATGGATGGATCGGAAGCCATCTGGATTGATTACTACGAAAAGTATATCAAAGAGCGTGTCGAGTACATGAATGTGACGATTGCAGACACCCCGACAGAAGAAACATTAAATGACGCAAAAGAGGCCGTAGCGCAGGAAGTCGAACTATTTAAGCAGGATTTATCAAAACAGCTTGAAAGTTTTGTGATCACCATGAAAGATTCGATTGCAGCCGAAGAGGTATCGGAAGAACGCGCTGAGTTCGATATTAAACAGCAGATGGAAAACGCACAGCAACAGGCCGTTGAATTTGAACAGAAGAAAATGGCAGATGTTGTTAATCAATTGACGAAAAAAGAAGTCAGAGTCATGACAAAGAAAGAATTCATGATTTTGCAGAAGAATAAAGAGTTCAAGGATAGAATTGTAGACAATATTCCTTACTTCGATACTCAGATTCGTAAGGTGGTTACGCTCGGGAGTGATACCTTTCTCTATGAACAGGTTTACAAATTAAGCGACTATCCGATCATTCCAGTGCCTTATCTGCACACAGCCACACCTTACCCCATTGGAAGCGTTCAAATGGTCGTAGGCAAGCAGAGAATGATCAACAAGGCAAATCAGATCATGATTCACAATGCCTCCCTGGGAAGCTCATTGAGATGGCTAATTGAAAGAGGATCTGTCATTGAGTCTGAGTGGGAAACCAACTCATCTCGCCCGGGTGGATTCTTGTATGTTGAACCCGGACACAATGCACCAACACCCG